TGTGTGTTTCTCAAGATTGCCCTAATTTCACCCATACGCGGATTAGTGTTGCTATGAAGCTGATAGGTGTAGAATATACTATGGCAGATAAAGAAGCGGAGAGTATTCCATATATTAATATTAAGGATTCTTCGTTTCTAAAAAGATCATTTAGATATGATAGTGATATTGGAACTATAGTGGCTCCATTGGAAGAGTCTTCTATACACAAAATGTTAACATCGTATTTAGATAATGGTGTATTAGCTCCTGAAGCACATTCTATTTGTGTTATTGAAACTGCATTAAGAGAATATTTCTTTTATGGAAAAGAAAAATTTCTTGATCGTAGAGAGTATTTTATTAAATTAATAGAGAGAGCTAATTTACAAGACTGGGTAAGAGATTCAACCTTACCCACATATGAGAGTCTTAAACAAGACTTTTATACTCGTAGTTTAGATATAGAAGAATATCTATGCTAGTCCGTGATGACATTAAACTAAGTATATATATAACCGATCACTATATATATCGCAACTTAGATCCTTCTTATTAGTCTAATCAGCTTTTAAGTCGTATAATGAATTGGAGAAAATTTTTCAGGACTTCGACCCCGAATATGGTCGAAATGCTGCGTACAAGAGCTAGATCTTGTATCGGATCCCTCACCCGTTGTGAGGGGGTTACCAGTGTATCAGACACTGGAAGATCAATATAGTGATAGATCCTGGGTATCTCAATCAGATACACACGAAATATTAACTTTTATTGATGAAGAAAAAGGTGAAGAAGAAGGTCACACTACATTATCTAAATTTGCGAATTATGATATGACCGATTCAACTTCATTAGCCAATTTCTTTCGACGCCCAGTTAGAATAGACCAATTTACTTGGTTAGAGGCTGACGTGCGTGGAGTATTTAGAACCATTTATCCTTGGAATTTGTGGGCAACTAATGCTGCAGTTCAAAATAAACTCAATAATTATGCATTTATGAGAGGTGATATGCATGTCAAAGTTGTTATAAATTGTACACCTTTCTATTATGGGCGTATGATTATTAATTATCGCCCTAGACTGGATAAACCTAATACTATAGTAGCTGGAACTGCTAACCAAGAATTGATATTGCATTCTCAACGTAGTCATATTTGGTTAGATCCTGCTACATCATCTGGGGGTACTTTAAAATTACCATTTCTCATTCAATCAAATTTGCAACGATTATCTTTGGCTTCTGAATTATCTAATATGGGAGAATTAGTATTTTCTATATTTTCCCCTTTGAGAAATGCTCAAGGTTTAGGTGGTGTTGATGCTACAGTTGTAGTTTATGCTTGGTTTGAAAATATTGAATTGTCAGGTGCTACAGTTTCATATGCAGCACAATCTGATGAATATGAAGCTAGTGGTACTATATCTAAACCAGCATCAACAGTTGCTAGGTATGCTCAATATTTTGAACGTATACCGATTATAGGACCCTTTGCAACGGCCACTAAAATAGGAGCTTCTGCAGTTTCTGCAATAGCTTCTCTTTTTGGTTATACAAATGTGCCTAATATTAAGGATACAGATCCATTTAGACCAGAACCTTTACCTAAATTAGCTTCTTCAGAGATATCTTACCCTGTTGAAAAATTAACTTTGGATCCTAAGAATGAATTATCTATTGATCCTAGGATTGTATATGATAATGGTGGAGAAGATGAAATGATGATTAGCCCAATCCTCCAACGTGAAAGTTATTTAACACAATGTACTTGGACCACCGCAAATAATGTTGATGATTTATTATTTTGGTCTCGAGTCAATCCCCATCTATATGATATTACGAATGAAGCTAGTGCTAAATTATATATGACGCCAATGGCTTTTATATCATATCTTTTCGGTGATTGGAGAGGAGATATTATTTTTAAATTTGAAATTGTTGCCTCTAAATATCATAAAGGTCGTTTACGTATTTCATTTGATCCTTCTGGTACATTAGGAACAAATATTATAAACACTACGAATCATTCTAATATTGTTCAAACTGCTATTGTAGATATAGGGGAAACTAATTCTGTTGAATTTCGTGTACCTTATCAACAAGCTTTTCAATTTTTAAATTGTCGTTCAGATGCTTATACTCTAGCCAATAGAGGTTGGGGTACAAATTCGTCACCTGGCACATATCCTTATGACAACAGATTCGATAATGGTGTTATTACATTACGTGTGCTTAACGTTTTAACTTCACCTGCTGCATCCTCATCGATAGATGTGATGGTTTTTGTTAAAGCTGCTCCTAATTTAGAGTTAGCAAACCCTGTTGAAGTTGATAATAATCATACTTTGAGTCCATATGCCCCACAATCTGATGAATATGCTATATGTCCTGAATCTAATGTTACTGCAGATAATCAATATAAAGTACATTTTGGTGAAAATATTAGGTCACTCCGTACTTTATTACGACGTTATAATTTATTATCTTTTGATCCTTATTTTACAGCTAGATCTACAGGTACATTTTCTTTATTATGGAAACAATTTTTCAAAATGCCACCATCTCCAGGTTATGCTCAATATTATTATAATGCATATAATCAAGCAGGATCAG